TCGGGTCGCCCAGGCGGAACTTGGCCAGCATCGCCGCCAGCATGGAGCCGTCGCCGGCGATCGCCACTGCGTCGGAGATCCGGCTGGTCAGCACCAGCTTGCCGGCCTCGCCGGTCGCGTCGTCGTTCATCTGCCCGATGATCAGCCGGCGCATCGCGGTCGTGCCGCCACCGGCCTGGGAATTGTCAACCTCGGCGTAGAACAGCGGCACGCGCTGGTCGTTCGGGATCTGATTGAAGCTCACGGGCATCACTTCGCTCCCTTGTCAGCGACGGTAGCCTTGACCGCCTTCGCGGTGTTGGCCGGTGCCGGCGGCTCGCTGGCGATCACGTCGTTGTCCTGAATACGGCGCACCCAGTACGTCGAGCGCGCCACCAGCCGGCCCGCAGCGGGCAGCTCGTCGCCTCGCTCGGGGTCCAGCACCACGCGGCCCGGGGCGGGCTTCACGTGGACCTGCTTGCGGTCAGTCGTCATGCGTTTCCTTGGTCAAGCTCCACGCGGAGCACGGTTTCAATCCGGCCGTCCGGGCCGGGCTTACTGAGGTTCGGATCGGCCATCGGGTCGATCGCATCGACCTCGATATCGAGGCCAGCCAACGGCGGCAGACCCGCCAGCTCGACTTCCTGGAAGGTCTCGGGGGTATCACCGCCGCCGAGCGTCCATTCGGACTCGAAGCGGAAGCGGTACAGCACGCGATCGCGGTTGATCAGCAGCAGCTGGCCGCCGGCGTACTCGATCGGCTCGTAGCCGGGCATCGGCTTCCAGCCGACCAGCGCGCGCAGCAGCTCGGCGCGGATGTCGTGCAACGGGTCGGCGGCGGCCTGGCCACGCTCATCGGTGGTCCTGACGGCCACCACCACGTCGAAGGCGTCGACGATCGCCTGCCGGATGACGTTGTCGGACGGGTTCTCACTCGGGTCGTCATCGGTCATGACGACCCAGGCCGATGGCATCGGCAGTTGCACGCTGTCGCGCATTACCTCGAACTCGAGGCCTCCGGCCACGTTCTTGCCAAAGGTCGGGCACCACGCGCGCAGCTGGCGGATAAGGGGCGAGATCTTCATGGGCGTAAAAAAGCCCCGCACATGGCGGGGCAGTAGTGAGTGGCAGATCGGCTCAGCGCACGCGCAGGCCGGCGGCCAGCGCCGCGCCCAAAATGCTGCGCACTTCGGCGGCACGGTTCTGCAGGGCATCCGCCGGATAGTTCTCGCGCGGCTCGATTCGCCACGGGCCTGCTGGCTGGGCCTTATGGTCCTTGCGACGGCGCGCGCCCCTCCGCACGCCGTAATGGAGATAAACGAAGTACGGATCGCTGGCCGGCACGTCGCCGCCAGTCTTCGGCTCGATCTTCACCAGGAAGCCGGAACGACTCACCCGCGCCCGGATCGACCGAGCCAGGCGCCCCGTGCCTTTGCCGGGATACTCGCCGGGCCTGGATACCCGCCGGCGCGAGACCAGACGCCGCGCTTCCTTGGTAACGACCGAGCCCGCCCTTCGCATGCCGCGCCGGATCTGCGCCTTGTCGAAGTCCAAATTTCGGTCGAACCCCTCGAACCCTTCGATGTGCATATAGAAGCCGCTACGCTTCATCGCCAAGCTCCTCCACTTCCAGCACGGTGAAGCGCCCCGCCCCTTGCAGATCGGTCACGCGTTTGACGCGATAGACACGGCCAGCGCAGACCACCTCATGGGCGTTCGTGATCCCGGCGATCGCGCGCAGATACACGCGATGCGTGATAGCCGCATCGATCTGCACGCTGCCGGTGTAGACAGCCGAACCCACCGGCTCCAGCTTTGCCCAGCGTTGCACCTGGCCGTCGAAGGCCGGCAGAACGCCAAGGTCATCGGTAGGCAGGTCGGTGCGACGACGCAGCGTCACCCGGCGATTCAGCTGCCCGATATGCGGGAAGTTCATTCAGCACCTCGGCACGATGAAAGGGTCGAGCAGTCCATCGACAAAGTCGCGCGGCGGCTCCAGCTGCGTGCCAACGCCGGCCGCGGCCACTAGACTCTGACGGTTCTCGAGGTAGTAGCCCAGCCGCTGCAGGATCCACATCTTGATGGCCGACGGCACGTCGTCGGCGCCGCCGAATCCGCACTTGACCTCCAGCTCGCCATCAGATGACGCCACCACCTCCGCCGGCAGGCCGGCCGAATGCGGCACCACCTCCCCGCCCTGCCTGACCTCCTGCACGGGCATCAGCCCGTGAAGCGCGACGCGCTGGCCGGCCGTCAC